GTGGTCTAACAATGCCTAAAGGAGCTAAAACCTCTTGGTGGAAAAAAATGAGTAATAATGAGTAAACAATTAAAATTAGACTTTCAAGTATTTGATCCCGAAGCAAATGGTTTAGTTCCATTCGTTGATGAGGTAGAAATATTTAATAGAACATTTAATAAACCTAATAATTATGAACCAACTATCCCAGACGAAAAAGAGTGGAAATTCGTCTATGATTTTGTCCTCGAAGAACTTGAGGAGTATAAAGAGGCTTGCCAACGAGGCGACATTGTGGAAGTTTTGGACGCTTTGTGCGATATTACTTACGTTTCCATTGGGAACGGTACTATGTTACATGGCCTTAAAGATAAGATATGGCCAGCCTATCTTGAAGTACAAGCAAGCAATATGTCAAAAGCTTGTAAAACTGAAGAAGAAGCCATACTCACCGTCAGCCAAAGAAGTAAGGAACAAGGTGAGGCCTGTCATTTTGAGAAAGTTGAGGAAGGAAGGTATATTGTCTACCGTACCAGAGATAGAAAAGTAATGAAATCAATTAATTACTTTAAACCTGATCTCCATCAGTTTTTTACAAAATCAGAAATTGATAAATGTAAACTTAGGTAATGTATATAAAAGCATATGAAGGATTTAAATTAGGACCAAACCAATTTGAAATAATTCTAACTGAGAGTGACCACGAAAAACAAACAATAGAATATAATAACGTTGCATATCAAGAATGTAATGAACAGGATGCTGAATATCAGGGATTAAATGGTGAATTTCTAAGACCAGTATTAAATTGGTATTTTACTAAAAATAGAGATTATAGTCATAATAATACTCCTAATTTACATTTTCAGGATATGAATGTAATTCAAAAGTTCCTAGTTGAAAAATATGGAACTGATGATGAACCTTCTATAAACCATAGAGAAATATTTTTTGATATTGAGTGTGAAATTGGAGGTGCATTAACTGAAGAATATATTGAAAGAGCTCCTATGCCTATTACTTCAATTGCTTGGTGGGATAAACAAAAAGATGAATGGTTTATATTAATTTTAGATAAAAAATCTGAATTAGGTAATGCTAAAAAATACAAGAAAAAAACCGTTATACCTTGTAAAACTGAAGAAGAACTACTTATAAAATTTAGAGATTGGATTATAAATAATGAACCAGATATTTTAATTGGGTATAATAGTGATTTCTTTGATATACCTTATTTATATTATAGAATGGTTGAGGTTTTAGGTAGAAATGAAGCAGATAAAATATCTCCAATGTATGGTAAAACAGTATACCCAGTTACATCTAGAAAATTTGCTCCTATAGATAGAGATAATCATGGAAGAGGGCTTGAAGTAGGTGGTGTAAGACAGGGCAAACATTATTTTGCAAAACAAAATATGTTTGTACAGATTAAAGGTATTGAATCTTTAGATTATATTCGTTTACATAAAAAATATAGTTGGAAAGATGAACCAAGTTGGACTTTAGATGCTATTGGAGAAAAATATACTGGTATAGGTAAAGTTGAATATGAGGGAAATTTAGACCAATTATTTGAAACTGATATACAGAAATTTATCCAATATAACTTCCGTGATGTTGAAATACTAAAACTATTAGATGAAAAACTTCAGTATATAGCTTTAACTAAAAACTTATCACATAAAGGAAAACATAACTATAGTGAAGTGTATGCTAATAGTATTACTCAAGATGGAGCTATTTCAGCTTATTTATTAGATAAAAATATTATTCCTCCTCCTAAGGAATTTAATCAACAAAATAAGAAAGGTTATGCTGGTGGTTATTTATTTTGTCCTCAAGCTGGTTTATACAAGTATATGTTTGATGAAGATTTAACATCACTATATCCTTCAATTATTATGACTTGTAATATTGGAAAAGAAACTTTAGTAAGTCGTATTGTTGAACTTAATGCTGATTATACTATTAATGAAAAATCTCGTAATAATAGATTAGGATTAAATGACTTAAAGAAAATGGATTCCGATACTAAATTATATATTCAAAAACCAAAATGGATTGGAACTAATAAAGTTGAAGAAGTAAAAGCAGGTGTTTTAGCATATAATATTGAGCAACATAATTTAAAAATAACTGCTAATGGAACTATATTTGATTCTGAAAATGAATCAGTACTTTCTACTATATTAAAAAAATGGTTTGATGAACGTGTTGTGTATAAAAATGCTATGAAAAAAGCATTTAAGGCGAATGATAAAGAAAAAGGTGAATATTATTATTTAATGCAATATACAATGAAAATTTTGCTTAATAGTTTATATGGTGCTACAGCTTTACCTTCATTTAGATATGGAATGAATTTATCTATATTAAGTGAAGCTATAACATTAACAGGACACAGAATAATTCAAGAATCAGCTTTATGTGCTAATAGGCATATGAATAAAGTAATTAATAATAAAATTAAATTAGAAATATGACATTAAAAAAACAATCTATAAGAAAAAACATGCATATAAGAGCCAATGGGGAACCTATTAGTAAAGAAGAATTAATTACTATGAGTGAACTTTGGAATGAAAGACAGGAAAAAGCATTTAAAAAGTTTTTAAAACAGGGAGTATTTAGATTTAAAATTAATAATGTTACATTTCAAATAGATATAGATAATCCTTTAAAAACATCACAAGGTGAAAAACCAGGACCAATTATAAAAATTCCAGGTGATTCTAGATTTTAATAATATGAAAATAGAAATATCAAACGGAGAGTTATTAGATAGAATTTCAATTTTAGAATTAAAATTGTTAAATATAAAAAACTCGGATAAACTAGCTAATGTTGAAAGACAATTTGCGGCTTTAAATCCTTTATGTGTTGTGTTATTTGAAGAACATGATAGTGAACTTCAAAATTTATACTTGGAGTTGTCAGAAATAAATAGTAAATTATGGGGATTAGAAAATTTAGTTCGTGGGGAAACTAGCACAGAAGATTTAGTCAATTATGCTACAGAAATATTTAGACAAAACGAACTTAGAAATAATATAATAAATGATATTAATATACTAACTAATTCTGATTGGTTAGATATAAAACATTACCAATGAAAAAAGGAGTCATAGCAGGGAATTTTGATGTAATTCACCCAGGATATATAAAAATGTTTAAAGAATGTGCTTCACATTGTGATTGTTTAATAGTATTATTACATGAAGACCCGACACTTGAAAGACCACATAAGTTAAAACCTATATTATCTGTTGAAGAAAGAAAAGAAATGTTATTAGAATTTAAAAGTGTTTGTGATGTGTTTTCTTATAATTATGAAGCGCAACTTTATGATTTATTGCAGGTAGGTGAATTTGATGTTAGGTTTTTAGGGGATGATTATATTGATAAACCATTTACAGGTGATGATTTAAAAATCCCAATTCATTATTTATCTAGAGACCATGGATGGTCAACAACAAAGTTTAAAAATTTAATAGCAAAATCAATATGAATAAAAGCGATAGTTTAAAATTAATTTATTGGGGCACGGCAGGTTGTGCATCAAGAGCAGTTAGTAATTTTATAACCGGTGTTAACGTTAAAGATTTAATGTTTAAACATAATGAAAAAGGATGGGTAAACATTTTTAAAGGAATGGGATCTCATACTCACCAACAAGGAATACCAGAAGGTGCTGATGATAGTTATAGAATTATTTGTAATACTAGAAATCCTTATACAATGTGTTTTTCCACTTGGACTGATATAAATGATGAAACTGGTGTATCATTTGAAGATTATTTAACAAAAGATAGATATAAAAATTTTGACACTAATCCTTCAATGGATACTTTTTATTGGTTAGAATGGCCTAAAATTGGTAGAAATCCTGATTATTTAGTTAGATTAGAATATATGGAAGAGGATTTAACAGCGATACCAGAATTAAAGAATAATTGCAGTCAAGAAAGGTGGGATGAAATAGCAGATGCTGTTGTTAGATTTAACACTTATGGTGGTGAGAGAGAAAAAGATAATTATACTAAAGATAATCAACAAAAAGTTGCATCTTATTATACTCAAGAATTAGCTGATTTGGTTTATTCAAAAGAGAAGTTTATATTTGACTATGTTGGGTATGATAGAGACAGCTGGAAAAAATTAAAATGAAATATTTAGAAGACACTCCTTGGTTTATTTGTGATGAGGGCGATACTAACTATTGTGCTTATGTTGATACTGATTCTAATTACTTTAATGCAGAACCAATATTAAATCATTTGTACCCTGATTTTGAATCTTTTGATGATAAGAAAAAAGATGAATTATTAGAAAAAGTAGCATTGGCATATCAAGATATAATATCTGATTATTATGATATATTTGCTAAGGAATGTCTTAATGCAGATGAGCATAGATTAGAAATGAAAACTGAGTGTGTTATTAGAACAGCTTATTTTAGAGCTACTAGAAGATATGCTCAATACATAACAAAACAAGAAGGTATTGAAAAAGAAGTACTTGATGTTAAAGGTTTAGAGTTTATGAAAGCTAATTTCCCACCTATATTAGGGGAATTTTTTAATAAAATATTAGAAGAAGTACTAAAAGGAGCTACCCACCAAAATATTTTAGATAAAATTAAGGTATTTAAAAAACAAATTCTTAGTGGAGATATTCCATTAGTAGAATTAGGAAACCCAACACGAGTAAAAAACTTAACAAAGTATGTAGGTAGTAAACCTAAAGCAGGAGAAATATTTACTGAAATTATACAAGTAGAAACTAAAACTAAATCTGTATTAGGTAATTTTAGAAAAAGTGGAGCACCAGCAGCAGTTAGAGCAGCTATTAAGTATAATGATTTATTAAGACTTTGGAAATTAGATAAAAAACATAATCAGATAACAGATGCTAGTAAAGTAAAATGGGTTTATTTAATTGATAATCCATATCAGATTGAAGCTTTAGCATTTTTACCCTATGATATACCAGATAAAATTAGGGATTTTCTTGAAAAGTATGCTGATAGGAAAAAAATATTTAATTCAATATTACTGAATAAATTAGAAGGGTTTTTTAGTGATTTGGAATGGAAATTAGATTTAAATCCATATACAAATGCATTAAAAAGCTTTGAAGTATAAAATAAATTACGTATATTATAGTTATGATAAGCAAAAGTACATTACAATCATTTATATCTAAATACAATTTAGGAGGTTTATATCAAAAAGCTAAATGGAGAGTTAAAGATAATACACTTACTGTTTATATTAATGATAGTGGTCTTAATTCTAAGGTACATTTAAATGATTTTCAACTAGAGGATGGTCATATATGCATGGTTGATACTAATAAATTAAAAAAATTAATAGCAATTACTAATGGCGAATTAATTTTAACACTGGAAAAACACACAAATACAGCTCAGGATACAGTAATATACACTAAATTACTTATAGCAGATGAAAATTTTGATTTATCTTTTTCATTATCAGATAAAACAATGTTTGGAAAAGAATCCTGGATAGAACACCCTGAAGAAGGGTATGATTTAGAAATGACATTATCAAATGTAGATATTGATAATTTGCTTAAGGCAAAAAATGCTTTAGGAGATGTTAATGAAATGATGATTTCATCTCAAAAAGATTTAGATGGTAATGATGTATGTGAATTTAAGTTTGGCGATAATAATAGTTTCTCTAATAAAATTGTTTTTAATGCGCCCGCTACTACAAATAATATTGTGGATTCAGTAATATATAATTCTGATATGTTTAAAAGAATATTAGATGCAAATAAAGATATGGAATCTTGCACAATGAAAATATCTAATGTAGGGTGGAGTTATTTCGTATTTATGAACGATGGATTAACAAGCGAATATTTTATACGTCAAGATGAGCCGACTTAATAAATTAATCAATGCCTTTGGTAATATGCCTCAAATATTTGAGGGCATCAGAAATAAGGTATTCACAAAATCAGAAGTAGAAGAAATAGCTAAGATAAGATGGGACATCTGTACACGCTGTAGAAATTTTGATACAGTAGGAACTTATTGTGCAGTACCCGGTACAGCACCTTGTTGTAAAGACTGTGGATGTATATTAAATTTAAAAGTAAGATCAATGTCTTCTAGTTGTCCTATTGGAGAATGGGCAGCATTTATGGACGAAGAAACAGAAAAAAATTTACAAGATAGCTTGGAGAAGTAACTTTTCCTTATTATCATATATGTATAATAAAATAACACGTAGCTAGGGCACGAGTTATGTTTTAAAATTAATTAACCGAGAGCTTCGGCCTCACAAAAATAAAATGATATGAGTACATTAGAAATCTTAGAAAGGCATTTAAGTCCTTTCGATATCCTATTTAGGAACCACTTTAAATCTGACAGCACATTTCAACCTGTTGGACAATTCAAACAACCACATCCCGTAAATATTTTCTTTGACGATACAGGACTTCATTTTGAAGTTGCTTGTACAGGTCTTACTAAAAAAGACATCGTAATGGATATTGAAGGGGATATATTAAAAATAAGTTATAAAAAACCAGAAGATGATAAAATTCATCCAGGGATGATTCATCATGGTTTATCTAAAAAATCATTTGATTTAAGATACAAAATAGCACCTAAATTTAATTTGGGAGGTATTGATGCTGTTTTAGCAAATGGTAAATTAGATATTTTTATACCTTTAGCTGATGAAGCTAAACCAAAATCAATTAAAATTAAGTAATAAGTTTCATTAAAAAAACGTGTCCTAGCAGTGTTTTTTTCGTATATTGATGTATAATCAACTTAAAAACTATATATGGCAAGGAAACTAAAATCCCTTACACTAATTGAAGACCCTTGTATGGAACCTTATTTCATTACAAAGGATGATAACTGTTATACAGTGAATCAAAGAATTCAATCTAATGCAGATCACTTTAGATCTAATGGTAAAAGTAAAGAGTATACTAAAGCACTCACATTTCATGCTAATTTTGGGCAAGCATTAAATAGAATAACCCAAGACCAATTGCATGATAAAGAACATCATACATCATTAAATGATTTTTTAAACAAGTATAAACAAATAGAAAATAATATTAAAAATTATATTGAAAATGGCAAATAAACTAGAAGCATTATTTGACGCGGTTATCGTTAAACCAGTCGAAAATGAAGAACAACTATACGGAAACATTATTGTTCCTGATATGGGTAAAGAAAAAAACGAATTTGGTGAAGTTGTAGCAATTGGAGAAGGTAGATATACAGCAACTGGGAAATTAATTCCTATGGTTGTTAAAGTAGGAGATATGGTTGTTTTACCAACTCAAGGTTTTACTAAATTACCATTTGATGGTGAAGAGTATTATGTTGGACCTGAAAACCAAATATTGGCAAGAGTATCTACAGAAGCTCAAATTGCACAAGCATTAAGAGATACAGAAGAGAAATTAACTAAACAAGAAATTAACGATTTAACCGATATTTAAAATGGAAAGAAAAATACACTTTGGTAAAACCTCAAGAGAGGGATTAATGAAAGGGATTAATAAACTAGCAGATGCAGTTGTATCAACCCTAGGTCCAAATGGACGAAATGCAGTTATATTTAGAGGATCAGCTGAGTTTCCTATATCAACTAAAGATGGGGTAACAGTAGCTAAAAACATAGTATTAGCTGACCCACAAGAAGAATTAGGTGTTCTTTTAATTAAACAAGCAGCCGTAAAGACAGCTGAAAAAGCAGGTGATGGTACAACAACATCAACTTTATTAGCTAGAGAAATGGTAGAAGGAGGTTTAACTGCTTTAGATAATAAGGAAAATGCAGTTCAAATTAAAAGAGATATTGATAATACAGTTAAAGAAGTAGTTAAAAATCTTCAAAAACATATATCTCAAGATATATCTGAAGAGGGACAATTAGAACAAATAGCTACTATATCAGCTAATAATGATCCTCAAACTGGTAAATTAATTGCTACTGCAATTGATAAGGTAGGTTTAGAAGGAGTAGTACACATTGAAGAGTCTAAAACAGGTGATACTTATCTTGAAACAGTAGAAGGTATGCAGTTTGATAGAGGTTATAAATCACCTTATTTTGTTACAGATAATAATACAATGTCATCTGTTTTAACTGATCCAGCAGTATTAATTTTAGATCAAAAATTAAATTCAGTTAAAGAATTATTACCAATATTAGAAGCAGTATCTAGTAATGGTAAATCATTACTTATTATAGCTGAAGATATTGATAATGAGGCATTAGCAACATTAATTGTAAATAAAATGAGAGGTACAGTAAATGTATGTGCTGTTAAATCACCTGAATTTGGGGAAAGAAGAAAATTAGTATTAGAAGATATAGCAATAACAACTGGAGGTCAAGTATTCAGTAAAGAAAAAGGTATGAAACTTGATAAATTTAGTTGGGATTGGTTTGGTGAAGCACGAACAGTAACAGTAACTAAAGATCAAACTACAATTGTAGATGGAAAAGGTACAGCTGAGGCAATAGAAAAACGAGTTGAAGAGTTACAAAAGCAAATTGATAAAGCTAAAACACCATATGAAACAGAACAACTACAAAATAGATTAGCTAAATTTGTAGGTGGTGTAGCTATTGTTCATGTTGGAGGTAATACTGAAACAGAGATGAAGGAGAAAAAAGATAGAGTTGATGATGCTTTACATGCTACAAAAGCTGCCATTGAAGAAGGTATTGTACCAGGAGGTGGAACAGCATTATTATATGCATCATCAGGTTTAGAAGCTAAAACCACTGGTGCTCAAATAGTTAAAAGAGCATGTGCAAAACCATTCAATCAAATACTTGTTAATGCTGGTCATGAAGAAGTTAGTGCTAAAATTATAGCTGATGGAATGATAAATTCTGGTGATGATCAATGGTTAGGATTTGATATTGAAGCTAATAGTACAGTTAATATGAAAGAAGCAGGTATTATTGATCCAACTAAAGTAACTAGATTGGCACTTGAAAATGCAGCTTCAGTAGCGGGAACTGTATTATTAACTGAATGTACTATTACACAAGATAAAGAAAATGATAGTGCTAAAGCAAGTCAAACTGGTGGATTAGAAAATAACACTTATGGTGGTAATTTCTTGGGATAGTAAATAATTTTTATTAAATTGATATTATGGATAAAACAATAATAGAAGAAAAAAACGTATTAATTGCACGAAGAGTACCTCCAGGAGATAAATGGAGATTAGTAGCAAATGAACCAGATGGTCCTGTGCATCCTAATTTAACTGAAGCTTTAGAGGCATATATGGTTAAAACGGGATTCAAAGGTAATTATAGATTAGAGCCATTAGAAAGTGCTTTATATGCTATTAATGCAACTGAGAAAATAGTAGAAAAACCAAAACAAAAGTTATATTCATTGTATGGCGAATACGGACAATAGTTTACTTAACGAGAAGTACAGACCAGTAACATTAGATAATTATGTTGGTAATGATAACTTAAAAAGTTCAATTGCCAAACAACTAGAACAAAATGATATTCAAAATTATTTGTTTTATGGTCCTGCTGGTACAGGTAAAACTACATTAGCTAAGTTAATAGTTAAAAATCTTGATTGTGATCATGTTTACATTAATGCCTCAGATGAAAGAGGTATTGAAACAATTAGAGATAAGGTTTCTAGTTTTGCTTCCGTATCATCCTTTAAACCAATTAAAGTAGTTATTTTGGATGAAGCAGATTTTCTTACTATACAAGCACAAGCTTCTCTCCGTAATATTATTGAAACGTATTCTAGAACAACTAGATTTATTTTGACATGTAATTATATAGAAAGGGTTATTGATCCTTTACAATCTAGATGCCAAACATTAAAAGTTGTTCCACCAACTAAAAAAGAAGTAGCAGTACATTTAGCTAGTATCTGTGATAATGAAAGCATAGGTTACGAACCAACTGCCATTGGTAAAATCGTTAATAAGTTCTATCCGGACTTACGCAAGATGCTTAACACTATCCAATCAAGTAGTAATAAGGGTCAACTAGCGCTTGATGATTCTTTACTTGTAGGTACTAGTTACTTGTCTGCAATTTTAGAAGAACTAAAGAAACCAAAACCTAAATTTAATACTATTAGACAAATCATAGCAGATTCAAATGTAGATGATTTCGAAGAAGTATTTAGGTTTTTATACGATAATGCTGACAAATATCTTCCTGGCAAATCAGGTACAGCAGCTTTTCTAATTAATGAGCATCAATATAAAGCTAATTTTAGAATTGATAAAGAGATAAATGTAATGAGTTTAATTAATAATTTAATAAATAATAAGTAGATGGAAAATCAACCACAACAACCACGATTAAACGTGGACCTAAAAACTACTGAAGGAATTACTAATTCTGAAGGTGGAAGTATTTTTAAATCAGGAGTTATCTTAAGAAAGATATCCAAATTTGTAGCAGGTACAGATAATGATGCTATTATGCCCATTCCTGTATTTTATGACCCAACTAATAATAAAATATTAGGTGAAGGTATACCTGTTGAATTAAGAGAGGAATTAAAAGATGAATTAGCTTAATGAAAAATATCTGGGATTGGCTTAAACAAATAAATTCCCTAAAACAAGATCCCGATTCATTTACAGATAAGGATTGGGAACTTTGGAATAGCTATATGATTCATAGATTTATGTCTATGAACCCAGATTATTTGGAATTAGTTAATGAAGCACAAGCATTACCTCCAACTAGTAAAAAGGAAATATATTCAATTTATAGAGAATATATTCCTAAAAATAATAAATGGAATAAATATATTAAGTCTAATATTAAAAAGCGTAATGAAACTTTACTTGAATATCTAAGTCAATACTGGGAATGTTCAAAAAGAGAAGTAAAAGATTATTTAAGTTTTTTGGGAAATGATGAAGTGCTTCGTATATTGACCAATATTGGATTAGATAAAAAAGAAATAAAACCCCTACTAAAATGAATATAGAAGTATACAACTTTTTAAGAGCTAGTGCTGAAGCAGATAAAACAAAGGCATTAGCTAGTATTAAACTACTTACTGGACATCCAGCAGGTATTGGTGATCATTCAACTAAAGATTATTGGGATAATTGTGAAGAATCTCTTAAATTACTTGCCTCAGCAGAGGAAAGATTAGAGATACTTGAGAAATATTTCAATACAAGAGAAATAGTTTAATGACGGAAGACGAGAGGATCAAGCTAGCACATAGCTGGTGGAATCATTATTGTAAACCTTATCAACAAATAAAAGAAAAAATGAGCGATTCTAGAAAGAAATACGAAGAAATGCAAATGGAAAAAGCTTCTAAACCACAAACTATAGATGGAATTGGTGTTGTAGAAGTATTTGAAACAGAATATCCTGAATTAGCAGAAGAATATAAAAGGATAGGATTAGAAATGTATGAAATGTTTGCTGCAAAGCACATGGATTATGGTTTAAATAATATAGCCCTAGGAGGTGATATTATTCATAATGAAGATGATAAAAAGTTTTCATTAACAGGATTAGCAATTAGATTAACTGATAAAATAAGTAGATTAAAAAATTTATTAGTTAATGGTAAAAATTATGTTAGAGGTGAAGGTATGGAAGATACTTTTATAGACATAGCTAATTATGGTATAATTGGTCTATTAGTAGGCCGTAACAAATGGAAAAAATAAATGATATATTGGTTTACAGGTCAACCAGGTTCAGGTAAAACTGTACTTGCTGATTTACTTAAAGAAAAAGTATATCCTCATGCTTATAGAATTGATGGGGATGAAATGAGAGAATTATTTTCTAATAAAGATTATTCTATAAAAGGTAGAATAGCTAATATAGATGCTGCTCAAAAAATAGCTCATTATTTACATAATCAAGGCAAAGACGTAATTGTTTCCTTAGTATCTCCTTATTTGGATCAAAGAGAAGAATTTAAAAAATCATTAGACTGGCAAATTAAGGAAATTTATGTACATTATAATTCTTATGATCCTGATAATTCAAGAGGTAGGGAAGATTACCATGTGAATGGATATCAATCACCAAATGAAAAGTATATTGATGTAGATACTACTTATGATACACCTGAACAATCACTAAAACACATATTAGATTACTTATAATGGAAAAGAAAAATACATATTTTTGTGATATAGATGGGACTATATTCAAATACCGCAAATTTGAAACATATCAAACAAGTGATGCTGAAGTTATTGAATCAACATTAGAATTTTTAAATGTAGTGAAAGAGCAGGGTCACATGATTATTTTAACAACAGCTAGACCAGATTGGTTATATAATCATACAGTTAAAGAATTAGTAACTAACAATGTTCCTTTTGATAGATTAATTATGGGGATAGAAAGAGGTCCTAGATATCTAATTAATGATATGGACCCTAATAAACCAGGTAAAAGGGCAATTGCAATAAATTTAAATAGAGATCAAGGAATATTATGAAATACTCAATGTTTATTGGTAGATGGCAACCATGGCACAAAGGTCATCGATGGTTAATAGACCAGCGTTTAAATGAAGGTAAAAACGTATTAATCTGTATTAGAGACGTAGAACCAGATGAAAAAAATCCATATACATCAACACAAGTGTATAGAACTATATCTACTAATTTAGGTGATTTAATTGACGAAGGTAGAGTTAAAATTATGTTGATACCCGATATTGAATCAGTAAATTATGGTAGAGGGGTTGGATATGAGATAATTGAGCATGTACCTCCAACTGATGTAGAAGAAATATCAGCTACAAAAATAAGAGAACAAATGCGTAAGGATGGTAAGTTATAAAAGACACATATTAAAAACAGTTACATGGCGAATTTTAGGTACACTAGACACAATAGTAATTTCAGGACTAATAACGGGTTCTTGGGAAGCAGGTTTGGCTATAGGGGGAATAGAAGTTATTTCCAAAATGGTGCTTTACTTCCTACACGAAAGAGCTTGGTATAAGTTTAGTAAATTTGGAGTTAAGAAGAAATAATGGCGAAGAAAATACCAAAAATAGTTAAGGAGATTAGAAATAATCCTCCTGAAGACATTGACTACTCTTATCAAAAGAATATATCTTATTCTCAAATATCAATGTTTAAGCAATGCCAGAGAAAATGGATGTTGCAATATAAAGAGAAAATTAGTCAAAGAGAAGCTAATATATATCTTGTTTTTGGTATAGCCATACACGAAGTAATACAGGAATATTTAACTGTATTTTATGATAAATCAAAAGTTGCTGCTAATAAATTAGACTTAGAATCAATATTTCAGGAGAAATATATTAAGGCCTATGAAAAACAGTATAAGCAAAATAACGAAAAACATTTCTCAGATGCAGTACAAATGAGAGAGTTTTTTGAAGATGGAGTAGCAATTTTAGAGTTCTTTAAAAAGAAAATAAGTAGATATTTTTCTAAAAGAGGAACTTATTTGGTAGGTATAGAATTACCTGTAATTAGTACGCCAAATAAAATGTTAAATAATTTATTATTTAAGGGAATGATTGATGTTGTCTTATATAATGAAAATTCAGATACTTTTGAAATTATTGACATTAAAACTAGTACTAGAGGGTGGCATGATAAGATGAAAAAAGATGAAAATAAACAATTTCAATTAATATTATATAAAAAATATTTTTCTGAGTTGTATAACATTCCTTTAGATAAAATTTATATTAAGTTTTTTATAGTTAAAAGGAAATTATGGGAAGAAAGTGATTGGCAACAAACAAGAATACAAGAATTTTCTCCACCTAGTGGCAAAATAAAATTAAACAAGGCAAAAAAATATGTTGATGATTTTATGTCTTATGTGTTTAATTCTCAAGGAAAAATAAAAGAACAAAATTACCCATGTACGTGTGGGTATTGTGAATAAAATGTCGTTTTTGATAAATATTCATATATGTATAGACAAATATAATGTTATAAAAAATAAAAATTATGAGCGTTAAAAAACCTATGACACTAACCAGTGTTAAAGTAAAAACCGATTTATTTAATGATTTTAAAGTAGAGTGTGTAAGAAGAAAATTTTCGTTTCAAAAACTTGCAGACCGTAGTCTCTTTTTGTATCTTACTGACGAAGATTTTAGAAAGAAAATTACTAATCAAACTAATTTAGAATTATAAAATAATAAATCTTATGAATAAAAGTTTTAAACACCTTCCTAAGGACAAAAGGAAGAAAATAATGCTAGTATGTGATGATATTAGAGTTCATTCTGGTGTTGCCACAGTGGCAAAAGAAATAATACTAGCAACAGCACATCATTTTAATTGGCTAAATATAGGTGGAGCAATAAAACATCCAGATGCAGGTAAATTATTTGATATAAGTAATGATGTAAATAATCATGCTAATATTAATGATTCAGATGTTAGAGTTTTCTGTGTTGATCAATATGGTAATGAGCAAATATTAAGATCAGCTATAAAAGCTGAAAAACCAGATGCACTTATGCTAATAACAGATCCTAGATATTTTGGGTATATATTTTCTATGGAAGCTGAGATTAGAAAACATTGTCCTATTACTTATTTAAATATTTGGGATGATTATCCTGCTCCTCATTATAATAAGCCGTTTTATAGAGCATGTGATTTATTAATGGGTATCTCAAAACAAACAGTTAATATAAATAAATTAGTATTAGCTGATTGTGATAATAGTAAAAGAGTGTTTAAATATGTTCCTCATGGATTAAAAGCAGGAACAGATATCGAATCCTACTACCCAATTCCTGAGGATTCAGATACACATAAGCAAATGTTGGCTTTTAGAAAACAAATATTCCATAATCAAGAAGTGGATTTTGTTATGTTTTTCAATTCAAGAAATATTCGTAGAAAACAAATTCCAGATGCTATGATAGCATTTAGAGCGTTTTTAGATACTTTACCTAAGGATAAAGCTCAAAAATGTAGATTTTTACTTCATACTGAAATTGTTTCAGATGCTGGAACAGATTTAGAGGCAATAAGAGAGTATTTATTTGAAGAAGATTATCCAAATGTTGTAATATTTTCAATAGCTAAATTATCAAGACAACAACTGAATTTCTTATATAATATAGCTGATGTACAAATATTATTAACATCTAATGAAGGATGGGGATTAACAATAACAGAAGCAATGTTAGCTGGAACTCCTATTATTGCTAATGTAACTGGTGGTATGCAAGATCAAATGAGGTTTGTAGATGAAAACGGAGAATGGTTTACACCTAGCCCTGAAGTTCCTTCTAACCATAGAGGTACCTATAAAGAACATGGTGAATGGGTATTTCCAGTTTATCCAACAAGTAGATCAATTCAAGGTTCACCTCCAACACCTTATATCTATGATGATAGAGCAAAATGGGAGGATGCATTTGAAAGAATTAAAGAATGTTATGATCTAGGTAGAACTAAATTAAAAGAAAGAGGTAAAAAAGGTAGAGAATGGTGTTTATCTGAAGAAGCCGGTTTTACAGCTAAATATCAAGGACAGAGAGTAATGGAAGCATTTGATGAGTTATTTAAGGTTTGGGAACCAAGAAACACTTATGACATTGTCAATGCAACAGAATATAAAGGTAAGTTTTTAAATCATAAATTATTATACTAATGAATAAACCAGAATTTGTAATTAGTTCACCATTTGACACTTATAGTGGTTATGGGGCAAGAGCAAGGGATTTAATTAAAGCAATAATTAAATTAGACAAATATAATGTTAAACTAATACCACAAATGTGGGGTAATACAGCTTGGGGTTTTTGTGATGATCATCCTGAATGGAAATATTTACTAAAACATAAAATTGATGGTTTACAACAAGGTCAAAAACCACAAATATGGATGCAAGTAACTATTCCAAGTGAATTTTCACCTGTAGGAGAGTATAATATTGGAGCAACAGCTGGAATTGAAAGTACTCAGTGTGATCCTAGTTGGATTGAAGGTTTAAATAGAATGGATATGAATTGGGTGTCTTCTAAACACGCAAAACAAGTATTTGAATCTAATAGATTTGAACAACGTAACCAACATAATAATGTTTTAGTTAAAACTATTTTTAATCAAAAACCTATTCATGTAGTATTTGAAGGTGCTGATATAGATACTTATAAACATTTACCTAAAGTAGATTTTGATTTGTCATCTGTAAAAGAATCATTTAATTATCTATTTGTAGGTCATTGGATGCAAGGTGAAATAGGACATGATAGAAAAAATGTAGCATTAATGATTAAGGAATTTTATGAAACATTTAAAGGTAAGAAAAATGCACCTGGATTAATACTAAAATGTTCTATAGGTAAGGATAGCTATATGAGTGAAGATGCGGTATTAAATAAAATTAATAAAATTAAAAAAACAATTAATAGTGATAATTTACCAAACGTTTATTTAATTACAGGCGAATTAAGTAATTCACAATTAAATGAATTATATAATCATCCTAAAGTAAAAGCTATGATATCACTTACTAAAGGTGAAGGATTTGGTAGACCATTATTAGAATTTAGTTTAAGTAAAAAACCAATTATATGTTCTGGATGGTCAGGTCAATTAGATTTTCTAAATCCAGCTTACACAGCTTTAATTCCAGGTGAACTTGAAAAGGTTCATAAATCAGCTGCTAATAATTGGTTAAAAGAAGAAGCACAATGGTTTAAACCTAGTTTAAGTCATGCTAAAAAATTCATGAAAGAATTTTATACAAATTATAAAAAATGGGCTGTTAAAGGTAAACAACAAGGTCATTATGTAAAAACAACCTTTACATTAGATAAAATGGGTGAATTAATTAATAATATTTTAACACATAATTTACCTCAATTTGAATCTAAACCTCAACAAGCTCAGTTTACAATGCCTGAAAATATAAATACACAGGCAGTAAATTTACCTAAAATTAATTAATATGCAATACGATCAAATAATAGACTGCCCTAAATCAGGAGGAGACTTATGTTATAAAGTTGAAGTAAATAATAATGTAACAAATTATTTAAGTTTATCTTGTGGTTTTTGGACTAATAGTTTAATGAAAGAAGGTGAGGAATTCTTTGAAGCTCAAATGAGTGAATTACCTGAATTATATAAAGATATTTTATGGAAAGACCCAGAAACAGAATTAGTTTGGCTACCTAATACAATTAACCTACCAGAAGTAGGAATGGTATTTGCTGATGGATCTGGAGCTGATAATTGGAGATGGGCTGCAGTTAAATCAGTTGCCATTGAAAATGAAGAAGATAAAAAAGTTGAAAATCAAAAATATAGAATGGATATGTCTACAATTCAACATTTTAGTGAAAGAGATTATATGGAGGCGTTATCATATTTAAATATTTTACCTAATCCTCAACCTGTTAATACAAACCCAAGTAAATAGTGAAAGTAAGTTATGCCATAACAGTTTGTAATGAGTTAGATGAAATAACTAAGTTACTTAATTTTTTATTGAAATATAAAGATGAAAATGATGAAATAGTTATTTTATTTGATAAAAAGAATGGCACACCTGAAGTATGGAATGTATTATCAGAATTAAGAGGTGAACCCAATATTAAATATAAAGCTAAAACATTTAAAAACCATTTTGCTGATTGGAAAAATTACCTAACTACTTTATGTAGTGGAGAATGGATATTTCAAATAGATGCAGATGAAATTCCAAATCAATGGTTAATTGAAAATTTACATAAAATTATTGATTCAAATGAAAAGATAGATGTTATGTTAGTACCTAGAGTTAATACGGTTCAGGGTTTAACTCAGGAACATATTGAAAAATGGGGATGGAGAGTAGATGAAAATGATTGGGTTAATTGGCCTGATTATCAGTGGAGACTTTGGAGAAATGTTCCTGAAGTAAAATGGGTAAATAAAGTACATGAAAAACTAAGTGGGTTTAATCATTATGCTACATTACCAATGTCAGAATCATTTGCTTTATATCATCCCAAAGGAATTAAAAGACAAGAACAACAAAACGATTATTACGATACCTTATGAAATTATTAGAAACATTAAGAACGGAACAGGCATTTAACTTAAAAATAGTTCAACAATTAGAAAAAGAATTTGGTGATGTAGATCAATTACAAGAAGAGTATAATGAATTTTGGGATAATGGCTATTTTGAACAAGTAAAAACTCAATCGTCAGGTGGAAATGGAAGTTGGGCTGGTGCTGGAGCAGTAGATTATAATGAAGGTAAAGTTATTTATTTATATATTAGAACTAGAAAACCTAAAAACGTATTAGAAATTGGTTTTGCAAGTGGATGTTCAACATCAATCATAGCTAAAGCATTAGAAATGAATGGTGAAGGTAAAGTATACACTGTTGATGTTAAAGAAAATCCAGGACAAGGACATGAAGATCCTGATACTGTATGGAGAATAGATTACTTTAATGAATATGTTGATAAAGGAATTATTGTACCTACATATCCTAAAGATGCATTAGAATATTTAAATGAGTTTGATAGTAAAATTAATATTGATTTAACATTTACTGATGGTAGTCATGAAAGAGAATTTACATTCCCAGTAGCTAATAAATTAAGGGAAATGTATCCTAATGCTTTACATTTATATCATGAATGGTCTTTTTCACCTAAATCATTATCTACAGCTAAAAGTTATATTTCATTAGTTGAAAATTTAAAACACCAAACATTTACTGAACGTGAAGCATTTGAAAAATATTTTGAATATGAGAATTATGAGCATTATGGTTTCTTTGGTAGTTGTGGTTTAGGTGTTGTTAAACCTAGAGATACTAAAGGTGCTGTAAAAGTATATTACAGGCTATCTAATTTTGAAGCAGGTATATCTAAAAAGAAAATTCCAAACGCTACAAAACAGCATTGTTTAGAAAATTGTATTAAAGAATTTGGTTTAGAAAATATAACAGTTATAGGTGATACTTTAAATGATGAAACTAAACAATTTGTTTTAGATAAAAAATTAAGACTAATTGAAGTAGAAAACGGTACTGGAGCAGGTACGTTTAGAGATGCTTTAGAATTAGCAGTAGAAGAAAATAATACTGGTGAGATAGTTTATTTATTAGAAGATGATTTCTTACATAAACCAAATTCGGCACAATTAATAAAAGAAGGTGTTCAGTTAACACCACTATATGTTACATTATATGATCACCCAGATAAGTATCTTAATGCTAATGAAGGAGGTAATCCTCAAATTGAACAAAATGGTGAAGTTACTAGGTTAATTAAAACAGATTCCGTACATTGGAAATTGACTAATAGCACAGTTATGAGTTTTGCTTGTACCGTTGAAAGATTAGTAGATGATCATTTATTATTATTAAAATACTCTAGTAATAGTATAACTGATTCATACGGTTTATTTAGTGAATTAGTTAAAACAAAACAAGTAAGTGTATTAAGTAGTGTACCAGGTTATTCAACACATTGTGAATCTGCTTGGTTATCACCACTAACAAATTGGAACAAAATATGATAAGTTTAATTATACCAACATACAGAAATCCTGATTATTTACATTTATGTTTAAAATCAGCTGTTGAACAGCAAACAGATAAAAATGAGATTATTGTTGCTGTAGACGGATTTATGGAAGAATCCAGAGATGTTCTGGATGATTTTATTAATGATATTTCAATATTAGATCTAGGTGAAAACCAGGGCATGCAAACAGCTCTTAATTTAGCTGTTATGAATGCTAATAATGAAAAAATATTTATTATAAATGATGATAATGTATTATGTAGTGGTTGGGATACAGCTATTCATAATAACCTTAAGGAAAATAGTGTTTTAACTTTAAACCAAATTGAACCTACAGGACCAGGTATATTTGATTTTCCAGTTAAAGACTTTGGACGCAACCCAGATGAATTCAAATATGATGAATTTATTGAATATGAAAAAACAATTAAAAAAGATTCTCTAACAATTGATGGTGGTATTTTTCCGTTTGCAATATATAAGAAAAACTATATGATTGTAGGTGGATTTGATACTATGTATAAATCACCCTTTATATGTGATTGGGATTTCTTCTTAAAATTAGATCTAAATGGTAATGGGTTTACTAGAACACATGAAGCACATTTATACCATTTTGGTAGTTCAGCTACTAAAAATGGAAAAGAAGGTGAAAGATTTAAGGCAACAGAAGGACCAGCTGCTCAATTATTTATGTATAAATGGGGTATTGCACCACAATTATTTGAGAATTTATCACATAACCCTAAAAACGGACAAATAATAAAAGGAATAAAATATGGAACATGATATTAACGTTATAAATAACTTTTTAAGAGAGTTAAAATATACACCAAGACCTGTAGCAACAGGTGAATTATTGGTTGAATCCTATCAATCAGTAAAGGATATAGTTAGCAAAACAAAACCTAAAGGAATATTAGAATTAGGATTTACAAGAGGAACAAGTGCAGCAATGTGGGCTCATGCAGCTCCATCAGCTGAAATTATTAGTGTTGATAAATATTCTGATAAAATAGTTAAACAAAATTCAAGAAAAATTCAGGGAGCTATGAAAGGTGGTCGTTTTACTTTTATTAAAATACACCATGATGGTATTTTACATGAATATAGTAAAGCATGGACTAATAAATTTGATTTAATTTATATTGATGGTGATAAAGATCCAGCATCAATTAAAAGGGATTGTAGAATAGCTTTAGCTTTAAATCCTAAATTTATTGCTTTTGATGATTGTAATTATAAAGGTATTAAAGAAATAATTGAAAAATATGTTAATATATATCAATTAACTAAAATTAAAAGATATCATACTAGTAATGGTATTTTATTAACAGCAAATCCACATTATGAAGGATAAAAATGTACTAATTACAGGAGTAGCTGGGTTACTAGGTAGTAGACTAGCAGATTGGATTATAGACAATACAGATTACAATGTAGTTGGTATTGATGATTTAAGTGGTGGTTATGTAGAAAATGTTCATAATGATGTTAAGTTATATACAAATAATTTAGCAACGGATGATATTGCACATATATTTGATTTACATGATATTGAATATGTATTTCATTTTGCTGCTTATGCTGCTGAAGGATTATCACCTTTTATACGTACCTTTAATTATGATAACAACTTAAAATCAACAGCCCGTATAGTTAATGAATGTATAAAGGCTGATGTTAAAAGATTGGTATTTACGTCTACACTAGCTGTTTATGGTCATGGTGATGGAGGTATATTTGATGAAAATCAACAACAAGCACCAATTGATCCATATGGAGTAGCAAAATATGCTTGTGAAATGGATATTCAAATTGCTAATGAACAACATGGACTAGATTATTGTATAATCAGACCTCATAATGTTTATGGTGTTAAACAAAATATTTGGGATAAGTATAGAAACGTACTTGGTATTTGGATGTATCAATATTTAAAATGTCAACCACTAACTATATTTGGAGATGGTTTACAAACAAGAGCATTTAGTTTTATAGATGATTCATTAGAGCCATTATGGAATGCAGCTGTTAGACCAGAAGCAAGTAAAGAAATAATTAATTTAGGTGGTATTAAAGAATATTCAATATTAGATGCTGCTAATACTTTAGTTGATGTTTTAGGTGGTAATATTCATATTGAGTATCTTGAAGCTAGACATGAAGTAAAACATGCTATCCCTACATGGCAAAAATCAATTGATATATTAGGTTTTGAACATAAAACTGATTTAGAAGAAGGTCTAGGTAAAATGTGGGATTGGGTAAAACACCAACCTATGAGAAATCAATTTGTATGGCCTAAGTATGAATTAGATAAAGGAATTTACAGTTTTTGGCAATAAAATAATAAATTTATGAAATTAGGAATAATAGGACAAGGTTTTGTTGGTAATGCAGTTTACCAAAAATTTAAAAATTATTATAAAGTATTAACATATGATATACAGGCTATGCTTTGTAATGCTTCTATGGAAGAAGTATGCCAGTGTGATCATATATTTATTTGTTTACCTACTCCAATGGATAAAGAAGGTAAATGTCATATAGGAATAGTTGAGGAAGCTTTAGCGTTTGTAGATAAACATAGTAAAGCTAAAACGGCTATAATTAAATCTACTATAGTACCTGGTACAACTAAAGATTGGAATAAAAAATTCAATATTGATATTGTATTTAACCCTGAGTTTTTAACTGAAGCTAATGCAGTTGATGATTATGAAAACCAAACCAGAATTATATTAGGTGGGCCTAGAAAAGCTACTACTAAGTTAAAACCAATATTTTCTAAAGTGTTTCCTAAAGCATCAATTATAAAAACGGATTCAACTTATGCTGAAATGGTTAAATATGTTACTAATGCTTTTTTAGCTACTAAAGTATCATTTGCAAATGAAATGTATCAAATATGTGAGGGATTAGATGTTGATTATGATAAAGTAATTGAGTATGCTTGCTATGATGAAAGGTTAGGTAAATCACATTGGGCAGTACCAGGTCCAGATGGTAATTTTGGTTACGGTGGTCATTGTTTCCCTAAAGATATTAAAGCATTGATTAATGTAGCTAAAGATTTAAATGTTGTTCCTGAAATACTAACAGCTACAGATAGTAAAAACTTCCATGTTAGAGATGATAGAGATTGGGAGAATATGAAGGGCAGAGCAATTATATAGATTCCCGCAAGAAAATTTGGCTCCCGTAGGAAAAGTTCGTATATTTACAAGGAACTTAAAAAATTAAAGGTTATGAGCCACCACGGAAACACTGAATTATTAGAAACATTATACGAACACTTTTTAGAAAAAGGTTATAGTGAAGTAGAAGCTGCAGAGTTAGCACATCAAGAATTTGAATTACAATCATTATAATGAAAAAGATAAAATGTGTTATATGTAATGCATTGGTAAAGGGTTTTGGACACAACCCAGATCCAATAAGTAAAAAAGGTAGAGCATGTGATAGTTGTAACTCATTAGTTATAGTTGCAAGGATTAGACAAGCTTATAGTAATAATTAAAATAAAGGTTATATGGTAGAATTACAAGAATTTATAGATAAAATGAGAGCTACAAGTAGTAGCACTGATAAAGTACAAATAATAAAGGATTCAAGTCCATTTATTCATAAGTGTTTAGAATACACTTATAATCCATTTAAACAGTACTATGTTACAAGTAAAACATGTATTAAAAATTTAGATAAAGGTATAACTACAAATACAGGTGGTTTATTTGATACTTTAGATAGATTAAGTAATAGAGAAGTTACTGGACATGATGCAATTAAATTAGTTAATGGCTTTAGTGATAAATTAATTTATAAAATTATTGATAAAAATTTAGATATTAGAGCTGGAGATAAAGTAATTAATAAAGCAGTACCTGGATTAATACCAACATTTTCAGTTGCATTAGCTAAAGAATATGATGATAAATGTGATTGGGTAAATGATGATTGGTATGCCTCAAGAAAATTAGATGGTGTTAGATGTTTAGCTGTAGTTAATTATGAAGGTAAATGTACACTTTATTCTAGAATGGGTAAAGAATTAACTACACTTAATAAAGTAAAAGAAGCTATTGAAGCTACAGGTATTATTAATACTGTATTTGATGGTGAAATTTGTTTAATTGATGAAAATGGAAATGAAGATTTTCAGGGAATTATGAAACAATTAAGACGTAAAGACCATCAAATTGAAAACCCAGCTTATATGATATTTGATATGATTCATAAACCGGAATTTGATAATCAAAAAGGAAATGAAATACTATCAGAACGATTATCTAAATTAAGAGGTTGGTTGCAAAGTAGATTTATTGATAATAATATATTACGTTATACAGAGCAATTCCAAGTAACAGATGGTAGACATTTTGATAAATGGGGTCAAATATCAGCTGATAATAATTGGGAAGGATTTATGTTACGTAAAGATGTTGCTTATGAAGGTAAACGTACTAAAAACTTACTTAAAGTAAAAAAGTTCTTTGATGCTGAGTATAAAGTAATTGATTTTGATATTGATGATCATGAAATAGTAGTTAATGGAAGATCAGAAACAGTACCTATGTTATCCCAAGTTTGGATTGAACATAAAGGATATAAAGTTAAGGTTGGTAGTGGTTGGACTCAAGAACAAAGATTACAATATATAGATGGTTCAATTGTAGGTAAAACAATTACAGTTCAATATTTTGAAGAAACCAAAAATGATAAAGGTGGAATCAGTTTAAGGTTCCCAACAGTTAAAATAATACATGGAAATGAAAGACAATTATAAATTTAATAAAACAATATTCTGGGAAGAAAAGTTCTTAACAGAAGAAGGTGGCGGCAATGTTAATAAAGCTGTTACATTAAATTCCCCTGGTTTATTTGATTTTCTCCAACAAATGGAGGACGATAATAACCAGATTGTAGGAATAAGGTTTAATGAAGCTAAAAATTTAGAAGTACTAGTTAGACCAAGAAAATAAGAAATTATATATTTATGTTACAGACTATTAAAAGACAAACTATGAAATTAAAAATGATTGATTGTAAATATTGTGATAATCAAATGCCTGAATTAAGGTTAACCCAATATGGATATGACTTTTGTATTGAATGCTCTGAAAATGGAAACAGAGTTGGTAGAAAACAAGGTGTACCTATTATGATGGGTGAGGGTGATCATACTTGGATTGAAACTGTTATAATGACAGATGAACAATTTAAAAGGTATGAGCGTCAACAGGAAGCAGAAAAAAATCTAGAAAAAACTAATAAAGCTGAAATGCTAAACTTAGATAAAGATGATAATAAGTGGGGTCCTGTTACAATAAAAAACACAGATGGCAAACAAGAAGAAATTTCTTAGTAAAGAACAGATAGTAGCGGCTCAAGGTAGAACTAAATCTAATATGGCAGCAGCTAGATATTTACATGTTTCTTATCAACATTATAAGAAATATGCTAAAATGTATAATCTATTTGATGGTCATAAAAATCAGGCTGGTAAAGGTATTCCTAAATTTCTTAGAGGACCTAAAAAAATGCCCCATATGATAGAAATAATTGAGGGCAGAATAGCAGCATCTTCATTTGATCCTAATAAACTTAAGTATGCTCTTATAGAACAGGGATATTTATTAGAAGAATGCGCTGTATGTTCATTTAAAGAAAGACGTGTACTTGATTATAAAGTACCGTTGTTATTACATTTTAAAGACAATAATAGTAACAACTACAGCCTAGATAACGTTCAGTTACTATGTTATAATCATTATTTTTTAACGGTTGGTGATATTTTCAATTCTAAGGATATTAAACAAATTGAAAGTAAACAGGAGCACTATGGAACATCTGAAAAGGTAGAATGGGAAGTAGATGAATATCACTTACAACGTTTAAAAGAATTGGGATTAGATGATGATGATGAGGATGAAATAAATAAATATATTAGTAGAATTTAAATTAAGTTATATGATAGAAATAATTAAGCACGCATTAGGTTTTTGTGGAGAGCATTGGCACCCAAATGTTTGGACTGCACTAGCAGGTTCTCCAGTAATAGCATCTACAGTTTACTATATTAAATGTAAATGTGGAGGCTGGTTTCAGCATACTAAAGACTGTAAACATGAGAAAAAATAAATCTTATCATAAGAAACATAACGCTATAGTTAAGGATTATGATAAACAAAAGTCTAAACATTTAGACAAATTAGCTACTAAAATGTTAAAAAACGATGAGGTAGCAGATAAACTTAAATCAAAGCCTATAAAAGGCGATTTCCTAAAAAACTTTTAATATGAGAACTTTACTATTAATAATGACATTGTTGGCAACACCAACAATGGTTGCACCAACAGTTCCGTTACCAGTTTTAACAACTAATTTAAAACAACCTAAAGTAAAATCTGATTACGAAAAATTTACAGATGCTATGGGAAGTAGAGAATCAAGTAATAACTATACTGTAGTAAATGAGTATGGTTATATGGGCAAATACCAATTTGGTAAATCAACTTTAAGAACATTAAAAATTAAAGTAACTAAGGAAGCATTTTTAAATAGTCCTGATTTACAGGAATATGCTATGCTACAAAATTTAATTTATAATAAAAAGAAGTTACAAAAGTATATAGACAAGTATGAGGGGCAAATAATAAATGAAATATACATTACAGAATCAGGTATATTAGCTGCTGCTCATTTAGGTGGTCCTGGTAGTGTTAGAAAATTCTTTAGATCAGGAAAAATAATGGAAGATGGAAATGGAGTTAAAATTACCTCTTATTTAAAACAATTTGGAGGTTATGATTTAGATATTTAAATTACAAATATGAGAAATAATATAATTACAATAGAAGATTTTTATAATGATCCTTTAGATGTTAGAGAAGCTGTTTTAGAAATGGATTTTGATGTTAGGGGTAATTACCCAGGTCAAAGAACAGTATCACATGCTACACAACAAATGAAAGATATAATTGAAAGCGCTATTAAACCATTAGCAGGTAAAATTACATCTTTTCCTATGGGAGAAAAGAAAAATGGTGAAGCTAACTATAATGGAGCTTATCAGTATACTACTTGTCATGATAAAACTTGGATTCATAGTGATAGTGGTACAACATGGGCTGCTGTTGTTTATTTAACACCTGATGCACCTTTAAGTGGTGGTACTGGTTTATATAGACATAAAGGTACTGGTTTACGTGAGTGGGTTGATGATGAAAAAATAATGGATCTAATATGGGGTGAATGTAATGATTATACTAAATGGGATTTAGTTGATACAATTGGAAATGTGTTTAATAGAATGATCATTTATAGAGGTTCTATGTTTCATGCTTCATTAGATTATTTTGGTCAAGACAAATGGGATGGTAGATTATTTCAAACATTTTTCTTTGATACTGAATACTAATGGAAAATGGTTATGTGCATTTAAAACAGGTAATACCTAAAGAAGTAGTATCTGAAGTTAGACGTAGATTAATTGACTTAAAATTAAAGTACCAAGATAGAGTTGGTGAACCAAGACATAATGGTTCAGGTACATTTTGGGGTGGTTTAGAATTAGCTAGTACATTTGATCCTAATTTATGGCAATATTATACTGCTGATTTTATGTTTGATATAGTTAAATCAATTATACCAACACCTTATTTATTTAATGATCAAGCAGTAGTTAAACCACCAAACTCAGAATTTAAATTTGATGCTCATTATGATAACCAATTTGGTCCTGATCCTGAAGGTGCTTTAAGAGGCGATTTTAAAACAATTAATTGTAGTTGGATATTAACTAATATGAATGAAGATAATGGTTGCCTATTTATAGATGATAAACCAATTATAGCTAAAGCAGGTGATATAGTTATAATAGATGGAAATAAAACCCATTACTCAGGTAATAATACAACTGATGGAATGAGAGTATTATATGCTTGTTGTTATTCAAGTAAACCAATTGGTAATTTTCAAAAAGGATTCTATAATGAAGAATTTAAAAAGAAATAGACGTAGTAAAGAAGAAGGACATATGGCCGCTTTAATAAGGCGGAAGATGATTCAACGGGATCATGGTGATAAGAGTAAATACACTCGTAAAGATAAGCACAAAAAGGGTTGGAGTTCCAACCCTTCTTTCGTATATTTACAGGGTAAATAAAAATAAAGGTTATGAATAAAATGTTAAAATTCCTATTAGATAAAAAAAATAAAGGTCTACCTATGAATGTAGGAGAAGCTATGTCTAAGACTAATACTTGGAAAGAAGGTAAAGTTGAATCCTCTGCTAATATATTTAGGGTTCACTGGGAAAATAATAATCAACCAATTGAACCAGATTTTGATTGGGAAAATGAAGTATTAAACGCAAGATAATATGGCACTCTGGAAATTTACAAATTTAAATAAATATGGTAATCCTAGAACTAGGATTATGCATAGACCAGATGGTGAGGCATTTAGCTTTAATCCAAAAGGTTTTGGTCCTTATGTTAATGTTAGGAGATTTAAATATGAGTATAAACATGAGGTTATGCCTCCTGGTATTGTAAAATTAGGTGGTAAAACATATATAGTACCTAGTTGGGAATTAGTAGAAGAAGGTACTACACTAAATGATATAGAGTGGATAAAACCAAAACCAAAAAGAAAACATGAAACTATTGTAGTAGAAACACCTAGTTCAAAGGGAGATGTTATTTATAAAACGAGGTTCTACCCTGATTCAGGTAATTATACTTGTAATTGTCCTGGTACTTGGAGAGCTAAAGATAGAAAATGTAAACACATAAAAAAATTAGAAAATGAGCGATCAAAATAGATATGTTGTAAAATGGGAGTCATATGTTTATGCTGATAATGATTATATGGCTAGAAAAAAGGCACATGAAGTGTTAGATCAAATAGAAAAAGTTAATAATGTACAAAATACTGAAGTAAAAGAAATTGGTGAGCAACCATTTGGTTCAATTCAGTATAGAGAATTTGATGATATTTCTAAGCCAAGAGATAAAGATGAAGATAAACCATTACCGTTTTAATATGGAAGGATACGAATTAGTAGATAAAGCAATGAATGTTGGTTATAGAATGTTATTAGGTGAAGATATTGATTTTGAACCTAATGATAGTGATAAAGTAGAAGATATGGTTTTCATACCAGACCCAACTCAATCTGAAATGGAGTTAGCTGAAGACTTACTTGAATACTTTACTGAAGAGGAAGAATATGAAAAGTGTGCTAATATTAGAGACATTATTAATCTAAAAAAAACAATAAAAAAGTTATATGAACAAAAATAAATTTAAGACCCTAGGTAAGGTACTAGCTAAAAATGGAATTGACATTAAATACATGGTTGATTGGAGCGATCCAGAAAGATCATATACTGATCAACCATATTTAGGTTCAGGTACTTATAGTGGTATTGATGGTTGGTATTTTACTAAAAGTAATAATACAAATTGGACAGTTAAAGAAAAGAAAACCATTAGAGAAGTATTAAAGAAAAAAGGGTATAAATGTAAGGGTATTAATGATTATGAAGTTGAATGGGATGGAGATAGATCATATTCCCCAAGTATAAGTTTTGTTTATGGAAAATAGAGGTAGACCAAGTGAAAATACAGTTAAACCTAGTAAGTGGGTTTTAGAAACAGGCGATACGACTTACTATTATGATGCAAAGAAAAACCCAAATGGGTGTTGGAAAACAGTAAATCATGATACAACTAAATACCCTAAACCAGAAATTAACCAAAGAATGTATGGTAAATCGCCTGTAGTAATGGTATTTAATACCTCAAATCGTTCTAATGCTAGAACTAAAATGAAGGTATTTAGAAAAAATGTTGACTATGTATTAACGGCTAAGAAATTACCTGGTGTACCTGAAAAAGCAGTTATACTAGATGTTGGTGTTGGTCACTCATTTATAGAGGAGTATCAGAAAAAATACAACCTTAAATAAGGATATATATTTATCACCAAATTGTAGAGACCAATAAAATTGCTTGGCGTCTCTAAAGAAAAATTATATATTTATAATAAAACGAAATTACAGTAAACTAATAATACTATGTACAGAGAAACTCAAGACCCAGGAAACTGGTCCCACTTCTTAAAAAGAAGAGATAATAAAGGCCTTTCCCTCATGGAGGCAAAAAGAAAATACTTGAAAGAACAATTAGAATATGATTCTTTCATTAACATGCAGCTTGCTAGATTTGAAATGAATAGACAAGCATTATTAGTCCAAGGTGGAGGGGGTAACCCAGATGCATTTGAAGATATATTAAATTGGGTATGGGAAACTCAGGGACTTGCAGTAGTATCAGGTGGTACTGCTCTATTTGAAGTAGAATTTGAATCTCAAATAAATTTTACAAATGTTGGAGCTGATTTAGTTCACTTACTTGTTCCTAATGGACAACAAGGTAATGGTACAGCAGCAACAATTCCATTTACAGCTTCTAAAGTAACAGAAGGAGGTAGAACAATACAATTCTCATATGCACAATCAGCAAACGCAGCAGCACAAGGTGCATGGGCAGCTAACGTATTAGGAACAGGTTCAATAAATTCATTAGTATCAACACCAGCAGTTAATGCAGTAGGTGGTCAGTACAATGCCGTTGCAAATACAGCAACTAATTCTGGTGCAAATCAAGTAATAAACATAACAGTAGCAACAGGATCATCTGTTGATACTACAGCTGATGCTTTAGTAGCAGCAATTAACCAAAACACAAATGGTGCAGCCGCTGCAACTTATCCTGATGTAACATTCTCAACAGTAGGATCAGGTATTAACCTTACAGCTTCAGTCACAGTAGGTGGTGGTGGTACCGTTACAGGAATTACAGTAACAAATGGTGGTTCAGGATATGTTAATGGAGAACAAATAACAGCAGCAGCTGCAGATGTTGGAGGTGGTAGTCAAGATTTAGTAATTATTATCACATCAGCTGATTTAGTAGGTGGAGCAGTTACTTCAGTAGTACAAACACAAGGAACATTATTTAGACCAAATGATACTATTACAGTAACAGCAGGAGAAATTGGTACTAATTCAACAGGACCAATATTTACAATCCCAGGAACAGCATTAGTAGGTGATAGAGTAGGATATGCAAGTGGAGCTACAGGAGCAATCCAAGTATCAGGTTCTGCTAGATTATTCAATCCAGATGACACAGATGTTACTATTGATAATACGTTCCTTGGAACACAATTAAGATCAGGTACTGTAAGATTTGCGACTGGATCAGCAGTATAATATTAATTAAAAAAAGTAGATTATGTTAGAAATAATAGGACTAATAGTTTTAGTATTAGTAGTAGGAGCAGCAGTTTATTATTTTGGTTTCTATAAAAAAGGTAAAATCAACGATAGAGATGGTGATTTAATACCTGATGAAATTGAAGATGCAGTAGCAGAAATCAAAAAAGCAGCTATAGAAGCAAAACGTAGAGGTAAAAATGTTAAAAATGAACTTAAAGACGTTCTTGCAGCTGCTAAAGAATTAGGTAATCAAATAGGAGACGTTAGTGCCGCTGCTAAAGGTAAAAAAAGACCAGGCCGTAAAAAGAAAAAATAATGTCAAAAATTAAATTATCAAGCTTACTTAAAGAATATATAGGTGGAGGTAGAATAGGTACCTTAAATATTTCATTCAAAGATCTACAAGATAAAATGGATGAACTTGAACAATCAGGTAAAGTGATTGTTAGAGAAATACCTGGCCCTTCTGGTGATGGTAAAGTAAATAGAGAATTTGAAGTAGTAGATAGAGATTCAGCTGTAGCAGGAGGTAATAAGCAAGAAAGAGGATTTACTGTATATGACTATAAATTTGGATTTGATCCAGGTAGTCAAGCTGAATTCATGAATGAGTATCCATTTAGTGTTGGAGGTAATGATTTAAAATTAGCTATGGAATTAATAGATGGAGTTGAACCTTATGGATTAGAGGAAGATCTATTTGATAAAGCTTATGTTGATGCACATGGTAGTAGTGAAGATAATGTAGATAATATTGATCAAGTAGCTAGTCCAAGTGCTAAAGGTAAAGGATATAGCTCAGCTGTAGGTGCTGAACGTAGTGAAAGTGGTAAAGAACAATCAGATATAACTCAAACAACAAGACCTATGTATAAAGAAGAAAAAGTACCCCAATTATCAGAATTAGCTGGTTATACTAGAAAAGGTGAAAAAGAAATAGATGATAAAGAAGAAAGTAAATTTAAAGGTAGAGCTAAGGGTGTTGGATTAGGTCAATTACTGAAAAAAGTAATGGATGAAAATGGTGATAGTAAAGACTACACAGATGAAATAGCTGAAGATATGTATATTGATGATGATGAATTTGAAATGGAGATGGTAATGGATAGAGCTAAAGAAATAGCTCCAATACTAAAAGGTATTGATATGGATGTTATTGTTGATTTTGTTAAAACACACAGACAAGATATTAGAGGTGCTTCTGATGAAGAAATTAGAGATGAATTTGAAGAATTTAGATCAGTAAATTATGATTATATTGATGAAGATCTAAGAAAACAATTCGATAGGTTTAAATAAAGGCAGGCACACATTTTAAAATATTTTAGTGAGGAAACTTGGTTTCCTCATTTTCTTTTCGTATATTACGGCATATCAAAAATTTAAATTAAATAAATTATGGCAATTGAAATTCAAAACGAGATAGATATCGTTATCAAACAAGCTAATTTGGTTAGAAAATATATTAATCAACAAATGAATTATCAACAAGTAGCTCATGAGTTTATGCAACTTGCAGAGAAAAGTCAATTAAAACAAAACTTTACTCACTTAGCAAAATGGATAGAAAGTGGTTACAAGAAAGATCCTGAACAATTACATCAGGAAATACTTGATTTTGATGGGTTAATGAAAGCTATCCATGAACAAGCTGGTGATGTTGATACACTTAAATATCAACAAGCACAACAATATTGGAATGAAGCTCAGAATGATTTAGAATCAACTTCTTATCTATAATGAGTAAAAAAAGACAATATAGAAGTAATCAAGGTAGATCTCCTAAACAAACGGAGTCAAATTATAAAATGACATTTTGGTCTGCAGTAGGCCTAGTTGTCACAGTATTATATATTATTCTTACACAATAAATGAGACAAAAACAAATATTACATCATTGTTTTAGTAAAGCTAAATTACATATGAATGATGGTGATAAAAACAAAGCTAGAGACTATTGTGACATGGGTATTGCTTATGTAGCTGGCAAACGAGAAAAAGGATATAAAGCAAAAGATCTTATTGAAAATGTCAGAGTTGAATTATGGCTTGAACGTTTTTGGATGTTTTTAGAAAATAATAAATTAATGTTATGAGGAAAGTTAAATTATATTTAAAATTATATTACCCAGTTGTATTATCATTTTTATCATTCTTATATTCAGTAGGATTATGGTTCAGTGGTCATCAACTTGAAGGTATATTTGTTGGTATTTGGGTACCATCAATACTAGCATTTGCTATTTGTATTAGACAAAGGCGAAATGATTATTACAGAGCACTATACGCACAAAGAAGATTTAATAATAAACAAAGAAGGAAAAAAAGATGATAACTGGAAATATGTTAGTTATGTTTATTATAGGTTTTATTATTTTTGTAGTATACCTATATGCCTTATTAAAAGCAATTTACTGGGGTCATAATTCACAAAGGGAAGACATGTTAAATGATCCTGAGTTAAGAAACTATTACAGTAGACATGGAATGCCTGATCAAATGGATTATGATGGTCATGGTAATTATGGTAGATTTCCTAGTGTTCCTAAAAATAAAAAGAGAAAAAAAGGTAGCCAAAGTAGACTTAAAAATTATTTTTGGCATGAAGATAATGGTAATTAATATAATAGCAGGTATAATGTTTGTAGGTGTATTAGTTATTAGTTACTTTGAAATCAAAGAATGGTAAATAAATTATGAAAAAACGTTTTGGTAAACATCATGATGCTATAGTTTTGTCTATTATGTTTTGGACAGCTATAGGTGTAGGTTTAACATTAGGTTATTTATTAAATTAAATTATGTGTAGTTCTGGAGCTCATTATATAGATTTTG